GGTGGCTTTGTTCATTGTTTTCCACGTGGCCTCGAACAGATTCTCCTCAATGTCGGTCATGGGATGGAAATCCTTGCTGTATATGTTCTTCAGAGCTTTCTTCAGTACCTCCTCATCAAAAGAAAACACGTTTTCCACCTGCTTGTTTTCAAATCGGTAGAGGTCGTTCATCACCACTCTAAAACTGCCCCGGCTTTCCCCGGGGCTTTCCCGAAAAAACGTTTCAGCCAGTTATATGCGTTTTTAAGGGCGTTTTTTTTCTCTTTGGGAGTCTCTTTTCCGGTCTCCGATATTTCCTCCTCTTCGTCCCCCTGTTTTCTGGCGGTTGCCGCTTTTTCTTTCGCTGCCTGTATTTCAGTTGCTCTGGCTTCCTGCCGTTTTTTCAGTTCGTTGTAGTCTGCCGGCTTCTCGATTCCGAATTCCTCGTATAGGTAGTCGTCTCCCACCGGCAGGCTGAAATTTGTGTGTAGCTGTGTGAGGATGCTCATCTTCTTCTCCGGTTCGATGACTTTCTTTTCCGGGTAGCAGAACTCACCGCCGGTGGTATCTATCCCGAGCATGGCGAATATGTCTGTCATGTTGTAGTTGAGTACGTCCAGGATGTCCTGCCGGTCCGCAAGCGTGACTTTCTCCTCCACGTCTTTGTGTACGGTTCCGAGTGCCTGTGTTCCCTTGTCCGACGCCTCGGTGGTGAGTGTGTTCCCGAGGAATAGTTTCGATATCTCGCTATTGCATCGTTCGCAGAGCTTGTCGTAGAGGTCGGAACTTCCGGTCTTGTTCGCCGCTTCCCTGAGTTCCATCATTGTTTCCTGGGCGTGTACGAATACCGACATGCTTCCGGTACTTTCCGCATCCGCCAGCGCCCTCTGTCTTGCCTCGTCGTCATCCGTGGGGTATGTGTATTCCCGGATAGGTGCGCCGAACACTTCCGCGAACTGCGCCCAGTCCGCCACGTCGTTCCGCTTGTATATCACCCATACGGCTGCCTTTGCGAGCATTCCAAGCTCTTCTGGTTCTCCGATGAAGAGCAGGTCGGGGTATTCGTCCCAGGATGTTCCGGTGGTGTCCGTTTGGTGGCGCAGTATGAGCCTGCGTACCGGATCCACATGCTTGCGCGGTATCCGGTCGTAGTTTACCCATTCCCCTTTGCGGTAGAACTGCACGAGCGTGAACCCCCAGAATTTCGCGTCTAAGATGTCACCTATGAGACGCCGGAACCATGGTGAACGTATCTGTTCGTTTACCGCCTTGTCGGGCTTTCCGTTACGCCGGAACTCGATGACGGAGGAGAGCACGGCGTTTTTCCGTTTCTCGATGACGCTTGTCAGGTGCGTGTCCATGAGAATGTCGTCATACAGGTCGTACAATTTGAACCTTCTGGAGTAATCAACGTTCTCGAAGGCGCGTATGGCCAGCATATAATCCGCTATGTCTATGCCGAAGCGCTTAGGTTGTGTCAGTATGATGGTTGCGGGACCTTTCTGCCCGGGCCTCGGCAGGTTTCCGCTTTTGGTTATCTTTCCGGCCCTTTTCTGTCTTTTACTCATGTTACCAGTGATTTACACGTTTACGATTGCTTTTGATGAGGAAATTTGATTTTGTCGCCCTTGTCTCTTCGGGAAGTAAGGGCAGCCCGTCCACGGATAACTCCTCGGCCGCTACCGCCCTGAGCCATTCGACGGCCCTTTCGTAACGTTCCTTGCGAAGGGTTGAAAGGTTCCTCGGATTGTGGATGCTGAAAATATGGTACACTGCGATGTCTATGGCCATCATCAGCACGAGCTGGCTCCGTCTGTCTCCGGTCTCGGTGAATATCCTGTCACAGTCATAGCGCTTGGAGAGGTAGCATCGCATCTCTTCGATGGCCCGGTCCTCGCATATCTCCACGACAGCATTGTCTTCCCTTGTCAGCGCGTCCAGTATTTCGCGGTGGATGCTCGCGTCGTAATCTGTAAGTTCTATAAATTTGCTCATTTGGGTAAAGTATTAAAGTTTACAGTCTGTACTTGTTGTGCGCCCGCATCTTCCTTGTAGAGATGACGGCCGGTTTTTCCGCCTGGTGCGCCTTACGGTCTATGATGCGGTTTCCTCCTTCCACGCAGTCGGGTCCGTCAGCCGGATATGTCAGCATCAGGTTGAAGAGGCTGAACTGGTCAGTGAGCAGCTTCATGTGTGGGTTGTCCTTTTCCGCCTCGTTGAAGATGAGGTTCCCTTCACTGTTGAGCGGTTCCAGGTTCGTCTCGATACGTGTGGCCTTGTCCGTTTTCTTCTCTTCGTCCCCCTGGATATAGAGGGCTATCTTCCTTTGCCGCCGTATGCGCCTGATTATGGGTTGGAACACCTGTTGGAAAAAAGGGTCCTGCAACTTGTTGTTCTCCATGTAGCAATAGACATTGGTCTTGCCCCCGACAAATTCAAGCATCCGGACATACCAGTCAATGAACTCCGCATTGAGCACCTGTGCCAGGAAAGTCTTGATGACGTAAAGCCTGCCACCCAATTTGCCACAGAGCGAAACCGTCTTGAAGGATTTGCCTTTCTTACCCTTGCTTTCGCCCGGTGCCGGGTCGCCATACACCACGAGGAACTTGAATTTGGAGAGTGCCGGAACCTTGCCGTATGCAATGTTTTCGAATACCTCTCCCACGGAAATCGGGTTGTTGAAATATTCTCCCTGTGCCGCCTTTTTGGATATTTTGGACAGTGTGCGGTCGATGTCCTCTTCCGAGTTCTTTTCCGGCCATGTGGAAAAACCGTTTTTGTCGCGGATGTTCACGATGTCCCAGGAGTCGGCCATTTCGCCCGCCCTCACCACGCAGCAGTCCTTGGCGATGATGTTTCCGCAGAAGATGACCAGTGTAGGTTCGGAAATGGACCTTGTGGGATACAGCGCATTTTCCCACCAGTCCCAGCGCTTCTGGATGATGTCCGGGTTCTTGGTATCCTCGTCCGTATCAAAGTCATCGACCAGCAGTACGTCGGGACGTATGGCCTCGTTTCGCGAACCACGCGGAGATTGTCCGGCACCCAGTGCGCGGAAAGAGACCTTCCCTTTGGTGGTGAATTCATCCTCGGTCCATGAGCCCGGCAGTTCCTGTTTGCCGTAGTATGCCATGATGCGTCCGTTGGCTTCGAGATTGGCCCGGTAGGGATCGAGCAGGCGCACCGCATTGTCCTTGCTGTTGGAGGTCAGAATCACATTCTTTTTGCGTCCGGTAAGCGTGAGATTCATGACGATGAACATGGTGACGGTGGATTTGGCCAGCTCACGGCTCCAAGAAAGCACCTCAAACCATTCATCGTGTGCAATGATCCGCCGGATAGCCTTTTTCTGGAAGTCGGCAAATTCATATTTGACATAATTCGGAAAAAAGAACTTGATCCATTCTATGGGATGTTTCTCAAGATATTCCCGGTGTTTTTCCCGTTCGGCTGCCGTCATGTTCCTATCGACCGGTGTAGCCCTTGCGATGTCTTCTTTGTACTTCTCCCAATCGAGGAGAGCGAGTCTGTCAGTCTGTTTCATTGTCTATCCCTTTATAATTTGTCTTTAATGTACGCATCGGCCAGGCGTGTAATTTCCTTTGCCTTTTCGAGGTCGGCCGCCCGTACCCAGTCGATGAGCCCGGTGAGGACACTGATGATGTCGGCAATGCCCACTTCCTGCTCCATGTTGCGTATGGCCGCCGACAGTTTCCCGAGGATGTCAGCCTCCTTGGATGAGGGGAACCGTTCCCCTTCGGGCCGTTCGGCGATGGCCTTGTTTATTTCGGCCACCTGCCGGTAGAGGTTAGCCACCTGTTCCTGCCTTGTGAGCGTAAGCCCCACCTTCTGTTCCTCCCACTTCCCGGCCCGTACCCAGTTGGACACGGACACCCGTGACACGCCCACCCGGTCGGCGATTTCCTGCTGTGTGAGGTTTTCCTTGAGGTACAAAGTTTTTGCCCATTCCTTTTTCTGGGCATTCGTCAAATCTGCCATAAATCGTCCTTTTTAGTTGTAAATCACGTTACAAAATTGCATGAAAAAGCGGGGTTTGTAAAAGCGCGTACGCATGATGACGGGTTACAGCGTTATGATAACGCCAGAAAACGTTATGATGCGGACGCGGTTTCTTGGTGCCATGGGAATGTTCTATTTTCGCACCATCGAAAGGCGGGGAAACCGCTGGTAAAGACATGACGATGAGCAGATTTTTCAATATTACAACGAGTGACGACGGCACCAGTACGATATTCCTGTACGGGGACATCGGAGACTATACGGAGGTGCAAAGCGGGCGCATAGCCCAGGAACTGATGGAAGCCGAACGCGTGAGCCGACGCATCCATGTGCGTATCAACAGCAACGGCGGGGAAGTGTACAGCGGCATTGCGATATTCAACGCCCTGCGCCATAGCCAGGCCGACATCCGCATTTATGTGGATGGCATAGCCGCCAGCATGGCCAGTGTGATAGCCCTTTGCGGCAAGCCCGTAGAAATGAGCAAATATGCCCGTCTGATGCTGCACAGTGTGAGCGGCGGGTGTTACGGCAACAAGCAGGACCTGCAGCGTTGCATGGAAGAGATAGAAAGCCTGGAAGGCAGCTTGAGTGAAATCTATGCCGAGCGGCTGGGCATGAGCAAGGAAGAAGTGAAACAGACCTATTTTGACGGCGAGGACCATTGGCTGACCGCCAAGGAAGCCCTGGACCTTGGTTTCATAGACGACATCTATGATGCAGACCCCGTGCCGGCAGACAGTACACCGGCGCAGATATATACTTTATTCAATAACCGGCTCGTTGAGCCACAAAAAAACAGAGAAGACATGAATCTGGAAGACGTAAAGAAACGCCCGCGCTTCAAGGACTGCGCGAGTGATGCGGATGTGTTCCGCCTGATGGACCAACTGGAGGAAGAGGCAGGCAAGGTACCTATCCTTACGAAAGAGAACACCGACCTGAAGGCCAAGGTGAAGACCTACGAAGACAAGGCTGAAGCCGAAGACCTTGCCGCCCGCAAGCAGCTGCTTGACGCAGCCGAGCAGGACGGTCGCATTGATGCGACTACCCGCCCCATCTACGAAAACCTTTTGGCCAATGACCGCGAGAACGGCGAAAAGGCCCTGGCCCAACTGCCGGTAAAGCGCCGTGTGATGGAAGACCTGCATCTGGAACCGAATGGTGAAGAAAGCCCCTGGAACAGGCGTATGCGAGAAATTAAGGACAAACGTAAAAAGTGATTGAACTATGGCAATAATTGTAAGAAACACGAATTACAGCGGCGAGGTACTGGAACAGTTGCTGACGCTTGCCGCTACGAGCAATGAGATTGTGGAAAAGGGGCTGATCATGGTGATTCCCGGTGTGGAGAAGAAAATCAGCCTGCCGCGCCTGAAGACCGGCAAGATGCTCCAGAAGCGCAAGGAGAACCCCGGCGTGGAGGATTCGAAGGGCAACTTCAACTACGACGAAAAGAGTCTTGACCCGGTGGACTTCATGGCCTTTACGGTGTTTAACCCCCGCACGTTCGAGAACATCTGGCGCAAATGGCAGCCGAAGGGCAACCTGGTATTCTCGGAACTTCCGCCCGAAGCGCAGAACGCCCTGCTTGCCGAGTTGGCCAAGCGGGTACAGTTTGAACTGGGTGACCACTATGTGAACGGTGAATATGGGGATGATGACGACCACTTGTTTAACGGCATCCTGACCCAGATGGCCAAGGATACTGAGGTGATTGTGGTGGACAGCGCAGAATCGACCATGCTGGGCAGACTGAAAGCCATGCGTGCGAAGATTCCCGTGGCCATCCGCAACAACCCGGACCTCCGCATTCTGATGAGCGTGAACGACTTTGACAAGTATGATGACGAGCTGACCCAGCGCGAGTCCAAGAACACGAGCGAAACCGATGTGAATGCCCGTCGCTACAAGGGCATTACCATTGAGACGCTTGCGGCCTGGCCCGATGATCTGATTGTGTGCACCCTCTGTTCGCCCGATGCCGGCGGCAACCTGTTTGCGGCTGTGAACCTGCAGGACGATGAAGACGTGATTCAGATTGACAAGATCTCGAACGCGAGCGAACTGTACTTCTTCAAGATGCTGATGAAGGCTGACACGAACATTGCCTTCGGTGAAGAAGTGGTGGTGCTGGACAAGCGAAGCAACCCCGTGTTCAAGGCGAGCGAGAAGAAGATTTCAGTTGACCCTGCCAGTGTGACCCTTGAGGCAACCGGTGGCAGTGAAGAAGTGACCGTGACCGCCAGCGGAGAATATGAGATAGGCAGTGCCCCTGCCGGCTTCAAGGTGGAAGCGACGGATAAAGGCGTGAAGATTTCGGCCGGTGCAAACAGTGGCAGTCAGAAAACCGGTACACTGACCCTTACGCTCAATGCCGACCGCAGCAAGACGGCCAAGATTACCATTACCCAAAACCAGAAAGAATAAGATGGTATGGCAAAATTGAAGTATCTGGTAATTCACTGTACGGCAACCCCGGAGGGGCGTGAGGTATCATCGGCGGACATCCGGAAGTGGCACACTTCGCCCGTAAGCCAGGGTGGCAGAGGTTGGAAACAGGTGGGCTACACCGACCTGTTCCACCTGCAGGGCGGTGTGGAACGCTTGGTGAACAACAACGAGGATGCGCAGGTGGATCCCTGGGAAGTGACCAACGGAGCCAAGGGGTACAACAGCGTGAGCCGCCACATTGTGTATGCCGGCGGTGTGGCCAAGGACGGCAAGACCCCG